CTCAAGATGGACCTGGACCCGGACATCGAGGCCGCCAACCGCGAGACCGAACGTAAGCAGATCGACCTGATGGACGAGAAGCAGGTGAAGCCGGTGGTGGATATGGTCGTCTCCGGCATTCTCAGCGTGCCTCGCGCCCGGAAGATGCTCGGCATTCCGGCCGAGGACGATGAACCCACGGCGGAGGCGGCTTTGGTCTGGTCGGGCGACCTGGAGTCCACCGGCGACGCGGCCGTGTGCGACGAGTGCAGCCACTTCATTGCTGACACCAACCACTGCCGGGTCCACAACAGCGAGCGCACCTTCGCCGCCCCGGCCTGTCGCTTCATCGACCGCCGGGAGCCCCGCTGATGCCATCGGACCTCAAGCAGCGCATCCAGGCGGCCACCCTGAAAAGCCTGACGGCCCGCAACCGCTACAATGACCAGGTCACGGCGCAGCTCACCCAGGCGCTGAAACAGGCCGAAGACGAGGTCGCCCGCGCCATCCTTCAGTACCGCTCCCTCGGCTCCCTGCCGGACAACAAGCTCGCCGCGCTCAAGGGGCTGGAAAAGCTCCAGCTCGAACTCGACGACACCATGAAGCGGCTCAAGCGGGAGCAGACCCTGGTCTTTCGCAAGACGACCAAGGACTCCTTCAAGCTCGGCATCCAGCAGGGAATCGGAGAACTCGCCGACGCGGCACTGCCCTTCTACGCCGACCTCAAGCCCGAAGGCATCGATAAGCTGGCCACCAAGGTGTTCACCATCGTCGACACCAATGCCCTCGACTTCATGGCGCAGTACAACCTCACACTCGCCGGTGACGTTCATCGCGAACTCGCAGACGGCATCAAGCGCACCATCCTGAACGGCATCGCAACGGGCAAGGGAGCCGACGACATCGTCCGGGACATGGGCAAGGTGATCGTCGACAAGAATTCCTTTCGCCAGGCCGGAAGCCGGGTGTTCAGCAAGGCCCAGTACCGCATGGAGATGATCGCCCGCACCGAGGTACTCCGCGCCCACAACATGGGCAGGCTCAAGTTCCACGAGCGGGTCGGCATCCAGAAACTGGAATGGCTGGCCATGGAAGACGAGCGCATGTGCCCGGTCTGCGGCGGTCTGGACGGCAAGACCTTTCCCATCGACAAGTTCCCCCAGCAACCCGCGCACCCGCACTGCCGCTGCACCAATATTGTGGCGTGGCCGATGACCGTCTGCGGCAGCGAGATGGCCGCCAAGGCAGCCACCCAGGCATCGCAGGGGGACGCCTGCATTCTCCCGCCTCACGTACTGGAAGGCATGGCCGACGCACAGGCCAAGGAGAACGCCAAGCTCAAGAGCGCCTTTGAAAACGGCGACATCGCCGACCTCGGCTCGCTGACGGTCAAACAGCTCCAGACCCTGGCGAAACAGAACGGCGTGGCCATCGCCCGGACCAAGGCCGATTTCATCAAGCTGCTCGATCTGGCCGAACCCGGGATCGATCACGGCGACCTGGCCGGAGCGGCGCTCAGCGCCAAGCTCAAGGAACACAAGATCGGTCTGCTGCGGACCAAGGAAGAACTGGTCGAGCTGCTCGGACTGAAGCAGGCGGAACTCAAACAGGCCAAGCTGCTCGCCGCCCAGATGGCGAAGATCCCGCCCGCCGAGGGGCTGGAGGGCATGACCGCCCAGCAGCTCAAGGAGATGGCTAAGGAGAACGGCATCTCCCTCAACATGACCAAACAGGAGACCATCGAGCTGCTGGACAAGCTGGAGCCCGGCGTGGATCACAGCGGACTGATGGGCAAGGAACTCGCGGCTGCCAAACAGAAGTACGGCATCGGCATCCTCAAGAACAAGCAGCAGCTCGTCGAGGCGGTGATTCTGCTGGCTACCGAGGAAACACTGAGAAAATGGATTCTCCGGCAGGTCCGGGACCGATAATGAAACCTTGCCGAAACCGGCTTTGGGCCATGAATGGACGGGGAAGGCAGTAGTTGTTCAGTCCTTGTAAGGTCCGAGAAATCGCTCTCCGTTGAAATGAATCAGATGGGAAGGGGCGTCAGCCACCCATACTTCCGTTTCCCAAGCGATTTCCCCAAGATACCGCCCCATAAGGGAACGGTTCGGAAAGGCGGTGACGTATACAAGTCCCGCTTTGGAATTGGCGAAAAGCTGTGACAGTTCCGCATGTCTTTTGCCGTCCACAGGGCCGTGGCTGGTAACGGATTCGACGAGTAACAGCCAGTTTCTTTTCGGGCAGAACAGAACGACATCAGGCATTTTCCCGTGAGAATCGACACTGACGCCGAGATCGGAAAGCAAAGGCGCATCGAAATATCCCCATTTGTCACCGGTATCGCCCGCATAGATCAGCACACCGCCGGGAACGAATCGAGGTCCAAACTCCTCAATGATGCCTCGTATCAGTTCGCTGTGCTCGCCGGGACTCAGGGTGATCTCCTTGCCCTTGGCGATTTTTACGGGAACCCGATTCTGCTCCCGTTCCATTGCGTAACGCGCTGCAAGGGTCTCTCGGTCGGCAAGGTAGGAAGTCAGGTTGTCATGCCACGCCGAAGTGCCGAAGGAACGTAGCAACTCCAGAACTGTATCTTCAATCTGGTAAACGGCCTTGGGGCTGTTTACAGGCCGGTCGGGTTTATCTGGATTGTAGAGTGCGATTCCTGCATCCACGAACTGATGCATGGTTTGCCGCCTGACAGTTTCCCGAGTATTTGGGGCGTAGTCCTTTTGATAGTGCTCACGCGCCCAATCCATGATGGGTGTTATCCCCATCAGCGGCTTTTCAGACGCCTTCCACTTCTTGCCGGGTGTGAGATTCAGCAAGGCAAGAAGACAGAGCGCGGAACGTTCGTTTTGCTGCGCCCTCGGCATTCCAAGAGCTGCAAGGATATTGATCGCGTCACTGATTTGCTTATGGTTGTTAGCCTGGTTCATTCCGCAATTCTCTCCATTTCTTCGTCGATCATTTCTTGAGTCAAATCCCCTTGCTTGATCGCCCATTTTCCTAGTTCAATGAGGGTCTTGCGGCTCGGGTACTTCATAAGTTTAAGATCGGTTGCATTGACTTGTGTATGGCCGCTGAACCGCCGGAAGTTGTCATCAACAGCCGTCGAATTGAGAAAGACGGTAAGCCCTTTTGCAAGAGTCTCCGTTAGCGGCTCCTTATTGCTGTGGAAAACATTGAGGTGATTTTCCAAGCCAATCTTCTCCGTTTCACCAAACACAGCAGGGTCAACGACGCTCGCCACAATTCTCCGACGCTCTTCCTTTGAGGAAAAACGGCGCACCACGGTATAAAAGCCATTCGGATAAAGCCATTTTTGCGTTTCCTTGTTGCACAGAATCGCGTTGGGCTTTTTCCCTCCTTCTATCGGCCATTGCATGGACTGCCCCTTGAAATGACATGGGTACAGCAACGGCACTGTTCCGGCTTCAGGCATGGCTTTCAACTGATCCTTCATGCGAAAATCCACGACAGGGCCGGTTGAAACCTGTATCCCAAGTTGCGAAAGCGAGTGGTTAAATGCTTTCGCATCGTCTAGAAAATCAGCTTCCGGTGTCGCCGGAATATGAATAAAAAGTTCTTTGTCATCCTCGCGGACAATTTCCCTGAATTGATAATCGGAAATGAATGTGTCGGAGAATGTATCGTCGGTGGAAGTCGAGACAGTGACACCTTTTTGCAGACCACCTTTTTCAAGCGCCACGATGATATTTTCCTGAAGAACCTTGTCTTCCCTAAACGCCTTGTTTCTGGAGCCGAATAGATGAATGCGCCGCACAGCGGCATGTTTCAGCATGAACTCCCGGAAAGGACGATAGTACGGACCATTGCAAAAACTCCTGGGAATGATTGCAACCAGATATCCGCCTTTTTCCAGTAACAGCAAGGACAAGGCAACGAAAGCCGAATACAGATTAACCGTTTCAATTCCGGCGGTGCGAAGACATGCCCGGTGGCGTGACGCACTGGAAATTTTTTTATAGGGTGGATTCATAATGCAGTGCGTGTACTTATCCACATTTTCAGGCCACAGGCTATTGAGCGAGGCCGCCTTCTTTGATGCTTCGGTTATGAAGTCCTCAGCAATAATGCGCCACGCCACCGAACCACCGCTTTTCGCTGCGATTGTTTCGCACAAATCAAGATTCTTCTCCAGATATTCACGCATTACCGAGTCTATTTCGTAGGCATCCACATCAACGCAATATCCAGTTTTATCTTTACAGAGATGTTCGACAAAAGCGGATGTCAGACTGCCGACCCCTGCTCCGGGGTCCAACAGCCGGATATTCTGATTTGATGGGGCGGGAAACAACGAAGCCATAAACGAGGCAACCGTGGCCGGGGTCATATATTGGCCAAAAGCACTTTTGGTTTCCGCCTTGAGCTTGCCGTTTGCAATTTTCCTCGAAGCATCCGCCCGAGACAGAAGATTTAAAGGTTCTTTCAATAAAGCTTCAGGCATGTTGAGCCCCCGTTTTTCGTTTGCTTGGTGCGCTCATTTTTTCGTTCATCCACGCATCGATCCGGTCTCGGTCGAACCGCCACTGGGTTCCGATCTTGGAACCGGGCAGCTCGCCTTTCTGGGCCATCTGATAGAGCTTGCTGCGGCTCATCTTCAGATAACCGGAAAGCTCCTCGATAGTCAGCCATCTGTCTTGTGGTTCCATGCTTGTCTCCACTCTTTTGGATTCCGTAATAAAATATGATAACAAAAAATAACGAATAATAGGTCGTTTTTCAAATCAAATCTCGGCATCATCCAAGAACTTTCCTTCCGGATCACACCCGACAAAAAATTTGCCGTCACACTCCGACACATCGCCGCCGCTTCCGGTAAGTAACCGCTGAACGCTCCCCGCAAGTCGCGGAGAGCACAGCAAACTGACCGGAGACGTTGATGAGACTGTTCGCCACAGACCTGGAAAGGCTGGCGTTTCTACTGGAGGCCGATGCGGCGCTGACTCTCGATCCCGATGCGCTCGGGACCGAGGCCGCCGAACAGTCCGCTCCTGAAGAGCTCCCTCCCGAGAAGCGCCCCAAGTACATCACCAACTACATCGGCAGTAAGCAGAAGCTCGTCGACTGGATCTGGAAGCATACCCCGGAAG